TGAAAAATCTTATCATATTCTTATCGTTTTCTCATATTAGAAAAATCTTATTTATTCTCATTTTATTCTAATAAATAACTTGACATTATTAGAATTTGATGATAAACTATAATAGTAGTCGAGGGAATGACAAAAGAGGTGACAAACGATTCACACTAACTAACGAAGATAAAACCCTTGACTATTTTATTATATTATGAAACGAGGTGAAATCATGGCAGAGGAAATTAAAGAGGAAGTTGTAGATACAGAAGCAACACCAGATGAACCAGTAGAGACTGTTGTCGAGCCAGTAGCCGAAACACCTACAGAAGAGCCATCTGATATTCCAGATGTAACACCAGAACCATCAATGCTAGAAGTCATGGATTTATTGAAAGCTATTCAACAATCTATCGAAAGCTTAGCAACACCAACTATTCAAACAGCTGACACTGTAGAGGAAGAAACAGACTTAAGCGAGGAAATGGATGTAATCGGAGCTGATTCAGAGCAAGGTGAACCAGTAGACGAAGATACCGAAGAAATTACTGAGTTATTAGACTTATAGGAGGTTACACTATGAAAGTGCAACAAATGTTAAAACCTAGCCAAAAATTGGCATTATTAAAACTAAAAAAGAAATTAAAGGAGAGTGCTAAGAAATGAGCGCAACAGAATTAGAACGTTCACACGAACCAAAAATGACAACGCCAGAAGCTGGTACTGATTCTAAATTCAGTATGAAACAACAACTTAATGCTTCTATGTCAATTGCACCACAATCACAAGATGAATACGAACAAAAATTACACAACCTAGGAGGAGAAGAATAATATGGCAACAACCAATAAAGCGGCTGCCAACTTATTAGCGGCTGACGTAAAAACTGCCTTAGACAACTACAACCATGAATTTGGTGAAACTTGGACTTTAGGCCAAAACTGGACTTCAGTAGGAACACAATTCGAAACATTCATTAACAAATTCTTATTCCCTAAGCTTAATGAAACTCGTTTAATTCAAGTAGCTTTAGGTAACTCATTTGACTGGTTAGCTCAAGAAGTTGACTTTGTTGGTCAATACAGTGAGGAATATGTAATCAAGGATACTATTCCGACAAACATGGATTTATCGAAAGATGAAATGTTAATGTTGAAACGTAACTATCCTGATATGATTACTAAATTATATGGTCCCGGAATCGTTCGTAAAGTTAAATTTACATTAAATAATAACGATGTTCGTCAAAACTGGTTAACATTAAAAGACGGTGTGAAATACGCTATTGCTGTCTATAAGAAAAAAATATCTGATATTAACGTAGACGAAGAACGCCAAATCAAAGGGATGTTAGTAGACTATGCAGAGAACCAATTATCTAATTCTCAAAAAATTGAAGTAGATAACTTAGAAGGTATGTTTGAACAAATCGCAGAGCAAATGATGAACTTGCAAACAAACCAAGACAAATACAACGAAGCACCTAAAGCTTCTGGTGGAGCTATCGGTCGTTATACTACAGTTTCTGATATGTCTAAATTAATGATTTTAACTACAACTAAAATCAAAGCTCGTTTACTTGACAGCAAACTCGCTAACACATACCATATCAACGGTATCGACTTCTCAAACCGTATTATTGCATTCCCTGACTTGGGTGGTGTATTCCGTGCGAAAGCTGATATCAAAGTAACTGAAGAAGTTGTAACAGCCCTTAAAGCTTTAGGAGATTATCAAGTAACAACAAACTCAACAATTCCTAAAGATGCAGTTGTAACATTTGACGTTACTAAGTATTTACCATCAGTAGCAGATCAATTCAAAGAAATCAAACCATCCAATGATTTGTGGGCTATGATTTTAGACGTTGACTCTATCGTTTACAACCGTTTCACTAAAGGAATGTTAAAAGCTCCATTTTACAACCCTGAATTTGATGAAGTAACCTACTGGATTCATTACTATTCAATGAAAGCAATTAGTCCTTTCTATAACAAAGTGTTAGTAAAAGGTAAAACAGCACCGGTAGAGACAGAAGGAACTGTATAACAAGGAGGTATTTAAATGTTCAACCCTCAATTCAGCGATGGGTTGGAATCAGAGTTACGGTTAAAAGTAGCGGAACGGGTGACCACTCATAGAGATAGGTTCGCCCGTATTCTCTACAATCGTTATCTAGAGATTCTACCCACAATTATCACCTATGTAGATTTAAGTGACAAGAAACTAGCTATCGATTGGCTCAAAGTAGAAGTTGCTTTAAGAGGTGGTTATGATTGTATTATTGGTGAAACAAGAAGTGGAGCTATTCGTTTACTTGGTATTTCAACAAATAAATTAACGGTATCAGACCCAGCAAATTTTGTAATTTCTGATCCTTTAGACGGTAGAGATATTCAATGGTTAGTAGCAGAAGAACACCGATTACCAATTATGAAAGAAATCACAGAAATTGACGATTGCCAAACTGGTAACTTTATTGTTCTAAGAAACAAAATTCTAAATTACACGAGTGATTATGAAATTGTTAAACATTACGCAATGGAGTTAGCTGAAATTGTTTGCTCACGTTATAGTTTGAAAATGCAATCTAAAATTACAACGTTTATCATCGGTGAACCAAATGACCAAACAGCGGAGCAAATTGTCGAATCACTATACAACGGAGCTCCTTTCGTTAATATTACAGGTGCTTTTGATCCTGATGAACACATTCAAACGTTTGACGGTTCTAATATTTCAACTCTAATGACAGAACTAAAAAGAGAATACTCAAATGCATTAAATGAACTTAATTCTATGATTGGTTTAAGCGGATTAGGAGTTGATAAAGAAAGTGGTGTTACAGAAAGTGAAAGCAATTCAGGTGAAGCTTATCAGACAGCTAACGGTAATGTAAACATTGAATCACGTAAAAACGGTTTGAATAAATTAAACAAGCGTTACGGTGCTAAAGTTTACCCAGTTATGAATGATAAAATGGTAACAAAACTTACTATTTTAAATGAAAAGTTAGGTGGTGAAAATAGTGGGTCTAATAACAATCTCCCTAATGGATATACTACAAACGGAACTCCTGAAACAGGGAAAGAATGAGTTTTTTAACAATGGTGAGTATACAGGAGATAACAACAAATTCCGATTCATTCAAAAAGCAATGCGATACGATGAAGATGTAGAAAAAATCACCACAGAAGTATTCTTTGCTGGTTACACTTTCCCAACACCAGAAGTTGACAAATTCATCAAAAAAATGTTTATCAATAAATTCTTAAATAGACAAATCGGTAGACAAACAGTAGAAGATTTCGCTTCTCAAGTTGTATATACTTCCTTATCTTACGAACAAGAAATAGAGATACTATATAAGAATTATGAAAACTTTGTTATTCACAATAACGAAACAGAATCAATAACTACAGGATCTGGAAGCAACGAAAGCTTGTCAGAAAACAGAGATTTAAGAAGCACATTACCTCAAGATAAAATCAATCTTGACTTAAATTCTTTTGAAATGGATTACGGTGATGAAAACAATATTGCAAAATCAGCTGACAAGTCAACAAACAACAATGAGCAAACAACAGTCACCAACAGTAAGAGTTATGATGCCAGTGCTTTAAAAGCTTTTTCAGGTGCTTGGGATAGATATTTAAAAGAATATGATAGACGTTGTTTCTTACAAACATGGTAAAGGAGAGAAAAATATGAATTTTACAAATTTCCCACATTCTAGCGGAATTTATCCAAGATACCAACACGGTGATTTTAACACCAATAGCGAATCTTACTATAAATATCTAGCTAGTTTAAACGAACAATTAGACAATTTTGTTAAATTGTTAGAAAAACTTGATAAACGAGAGCTTAATGTTGAAGATACAAACACCGTAGACTTAACAAAGTTAGGTGAGTGGAAACACGGGTTAAACCCAGAAGATAACATTGAGCAAGTGATTAAATTAAAAGCTGATGTCTTATTAAGTTCTAACATTGATTACACGCAATTACTTTCTATGGGTCGTCAGCCACAGGTAAGAGAGCTTACAAATGCTATTAAGGCTTTACCTGATGGATTGTATTCAAAAGACTTAGAAGCTGTTATGAAAGAGTTAGATGGTAAAATAGCTGACTTAAACGAACGTGTAGATAATATTGACCCTGACGGTACTCTTGTAACTGTTGACGTAGACACAGAACAAATTACAAGTAAAGTACCCGTAGAATATCGAAACATTAATATAGCAATTAACAGTGTTAACCCCACAAAATTTAACATTGCGTTAATTACAGATTTACATTTATATCCAGAAAATAATTTCGTTCAAAAGTACAACAATTTCCGAGTACTTAAACAATTCAAGCGTTTGGAAAATGTTTGCGATGTTGCGGTACACAACGGCGATAACGTAGACAGTAACAGTGGTTCTATTGGTGAAGGTTTAGACACACAAATCCCATCAGATGTTAAGTATTCAGCTCAAAAGAATATGTTACGTTTTGCAAATACAGCTTTGAGATATGGTAAAACTCCTAAGATCGGTGTTGTTGGTAACCATGATAAAGGTGGAGTACCTTACAACTGGACTCCAGGGCACGGTAGCCAAATGGTGTTGAGTAAAGCAGAAATTGAAAAGACAATGGGATCTAAACTGTATGGAGGTATTCGATTCCCTGATAAAAAAATTGCCATGTTCTACTTATACACAGATGATTTCAGTGAAAAAACAGATGGTAATGGTAATTTTCAAGAGACAGACCATATTTACCAAGGAGGAGCTATTTCAAGTGCTCAATTATTAGCTTTAAGCCAATTCATGAACACTGTTAAAGCAGATGAACATTTCATTTTATTAGCTCACAGACCTATCACAGCTGAAACAGGAATTAAAACAATGTTAAATGGTATCAACGTAGAGGAAGCTCTAAACGCATTTATAGATGGTGCTGATTACACGATACCAGCCAATAGCTTAGTAGGAATCGACAACACAAGTAACCCAACAATTAAGTTTAACAATGCTACACGAGGTAAAGGAAACATGGTTGGTGTGTTTGTAGGACACGTTCATTCTGAAATCGATTATGCAATTACTGAAACACGTAAATATAAAATGATTGCATTCATTAATGCCTTTGGTAAAAAAGACCCTTGGCAAAAAGGCACTGACAAAGAGGGTAGTTTCTACGGTGTTGAAGTAGATACAACAGCCAGAAAAGTAATTTGTCGTGGTGTTGGTAACGGTACTGACTTTGTTAATTATACTTATTAGGAGGAGATACAATGGATTTAAAAGATATGAAAACACCTGAAGCGATTGAGTGGTTATTAGAACAATGGGCTAGTCATAATGATGGAGATGAAAATCAAAACCATGCTTTAGCAACAGAGATGACACCCGGGTTTATTGCACCGACAGACTTACAACAAGCAAGAGGTCATTTATTAAAAGATAATTACCTAGACCAAAAATATCCATCATTTTGGGATGTACCATTCGGAAAATATGCAACTGTTTTCGGTGGTAATGGTGGTTGGCGTGATGTCCCACTACCAGATATTTTTTCCGATTACGGATATCTATGTGAGTTATATGTTACTGGTGAACATGCCAATCGAAAAACATATTTCTTAGTTGAAACTAACAATGGTTCAATTTACTATATTCATTCATCTGCTAAAGGTGGTGGAGGGAATAACAACTCTAAAGAATGGAAACGAATTGACCAAACAACAAAAATTGCAGAAGGTACTTTCTCTGTTGGTGATGTTATTCCTTTAAAAGTGTCAACTAGACGTTTTAGACAACTAAAATTCGGTATTGAATCAGATTATACAAACGAGGTAAAACTTGTTGAAGCTGTAGATAATCCAACATTCCAATGGTCTAACCTAGTAAACGATCCATCAGATAAAACAATAACGATGGGTGAATGTCGTTTCACAGGTGATAGTACGCACACCAAACTAACGTTTACAGCGTGTAAGAGTGTTACAGGTGGTGAAAGTGGTTGGACTGCTATTAATAACGATGCAGGTGTAAAAATTAAATGGATAGAGGGGATTTTCTAATATGAAACTTTCAAAGATTACTTTATTTTACGACACACCAATGACAACGTTAAATGAAACGATTCATTTTGACACAACCGAAGAAAGAGAACATTATTTCTTTATCACGAGTGGTTTTAAAAAAGTATCTTTTGAAGGTGATTTCAATCTTGTAAAGGATAGGCTTACTTTGCGTTTGCCTATTCCTTATGAGGATTGTGACGGTATCAATTACGGTCACTTTAAAGATGGTTTCACTGGAAAAGACTACTATTTCTATGTAATGACCACTCAATATGCTAATGAAAAAGTAACAATGTTTCAAGTTGTTGTTGATGTTTTAATGACCTTTACACAAGGTAAAGTATTAACTGGTATTTCGAATGTTACGGTTAACCGTCAACATTTACCAGAAAATATGTATCAAAGACGTTTAATAGAAATTAAAACAAATAGTGATATTTTGCAAGCAACATCTAAACAGTATGTATATCAAAAAAACTATAAATTTAAAGATTTGGTTGTTCTTATTCGTTCTAGTGTTGACTTATCGGCTGACTTTGGTAGTTTAGAAAAACCTATTATTAAATTACCAAAAGGAGGTTCATATGATAAAATTGTCAGCCCCGTAGGTTTGTATATGGTAGAATCTAAAAACTTCCAAAAATTTTCTATTGCTTTGAGAGATTATCCATGGATTGGTCAAAACATTAGTGATATTACTTTATTACCTAAAGAAATGATTGACTTAACTAAATTGTTAAAAGTAAAACTAAACAACGAAGATTTTGACACTCTTTATCAACTGCCAGACGGTGGCTTGTCGATGGAGGGGAATTTAATTTCTATGAACACCAAAAAATCAGATTTGATGTATGTTTTGAAAGTTCCATCTAATGAAGAACACATTTTTAGAGCCGGATATTACACCTGTGAGGTTTATAACTGGGCGGGTGAATCTTTAAACTTAGACTTAGCACAAATACCAGATGCGGGGCTTCAATTTGGAATGCGCCAATCGATTGGTTTTCATAATGAAATGAGGATTTTTGTAAGATATTGGCAAGCTAGCAGTGAAGAAGAAAGAGGTGTTCCAACTGGAACATTCTTAAATAATTCACTAACTTATAACAACTTCACACAAGTTCCATTGTTAATTGACAATTATAAATTATCACTTGCTAACAACGCTAATACAATAGCCTATAACAACTCACAAACGACTACAGGTCGTGTCAAAAACATTGGCAAGAACTTAGCAGACCCTAACCAATCGATATTAGAAAAAGCTACTAATATATTCACTGATGCTTATTCGCTTATGGGTGGTGGTTTATCACTAACTAACATCGGTAGTAAAATTGCCAGTGATACGGAATACTACCGCAAACAACGTGCTGAATTTGCTGACTTAGCTCTAAGTTCACCAAGCTTAACAACAAGCAACGGAGGGCAAGCCTTTAATATTAAAAATGATATTTTTGGTTTTACTGTCAAATTTTCGGCTCCTAGTGAAGCAGAAGTTGAAAAAATAAGAAAATATTACAGTATGATGGGATTTGAATTTAATGAAAAAGGGGTTGTAGAGGATATTCACTCAATGACGATCTGTAACTATTTACAAATTGATGGTCAGTTTAAAATTAACGGTATTCCTACGCAATACATGGAACAATTAAAAGCTTTATTAATGGCTGGTGTTCGTTTTTGGCATTTTAACAATAAACAGAACCCATTTACACAAAACCCACTAGAAAACAAAAGGAGAAACGTTTAATGCAACAAATTACATTTATTACTTTATTAGATGCTATTAACTTTTTAGCTCACGATTACTGGTTCTTAGTAATCAGCACCTTAATTTTAGGAGATATGTTTACTGGTTATACAAAAGCTTTCGTAACTAAAAAAGCTAATTCAACTATTGGCTTAGCTGGTATGATGAAACACATGTCGGTATTTGCAACAATTGTTGTGACAAGCATTTTTTGCCACTTAGGAGGTGTTGACTTTTTAGGTTATAGTTTATTATTCTTCTTTGGAGCTACTTATGGAATTTCAATTTTTGAAAACCTCACAGAGATGGGTGTTACTTTACCTAAATGGTTAAAATCAGCTTTAGAAAAGGTACAAAACGATTATGATGATAATCCGAAGGGAGGTGAATAAATGGAAACCTACTCAAAATTAACAACTAGTGTAAACCCAAACGCCATGTATTGTGAACCTAGGCAAGGTAGAATTGAGTTCATTATGATTCACCACAATGCGACAACGAATAAAGATGTAGCGATGTCAACGTGGTACACATCATCAGGAAATTGGACTTCAGCTCATTATGAAATTACAGATAATGAAATTATCGGCTGTGTTGGCGAAAACTACACTGCGTATCACGCCGGAGGCACGGGTGGTAGTGACGTTCCAAGTATTCCTAATGTAAACCATCGTTCGATCGGTTTAGAACACGTGAACAGCTCAGGAGCACCCTCATGGAGTGTTAGCGATGCAACACTTAGAAATAGTGCAAAGTTAATTGCTGATATTTGCCAACGATACGGGTTACCTATTAATAGAAACACCATTAAAGCGCACAATGAAGTCACTGCAACAGCATGCCCCGGAGGCATCAACATTGACAAACTTGTGAAACTAGCTCAAGAATCAGTAAACGGAAAACAACCAGAACCACCAAAACCACTACCAAAACCACAGAAAGAGGATGATAAAATGTTTATTTATATGAAAAAACAAAAGAACGGAAATACAGAACAATGGTTTGTGTGCGGAGACAAACGCATGTACCTACCAACAATGACTTATGTAAATGAGGCAAATGCTTTAATTAAACGTTACGGAGGGTCGACGAACCAAACAGTTTATAATTATGATAACTTCGGATTAAAAATGATTGAGAAAGCTTATACGGAAGTTAAAGTATAAAAAGAAGCCCTAGGGTTAACCTAGGGTTTTTAAAATATTTTATGATAGTATAGATGAAATCATAGATAATATTACATAAGCTAAAAATAGATTAAAAACTATTTTATTATTTTTGTAATTCATTCTCTTCACAACCTTTCAATATTTCTTCAATTGCTTTATGAAACTCTTGTTTTTGTGCTTCTCTAAAAGATTCTTGTAGTTCTATATGTCTTTTTAATTCATTGTCTTTTATTTTTACCTTAATTTCTGTTAAGTTCATTTTCTTCATATTTTTTCAACCTTTCTAAATACTCCATCGCTTTGTTTAAATCTTCAATACCATTCTTGTTTTCGTACCTCATTGTGTATTTAATAATGTTTGATTTCATAGCCCCTCTAAATTGTTCTAAGGTCATTGTTCGATACCACATTTCTATCAAGTCTTCTTTACCTTGTTTGTAATGATTAGGTTTTACGTTATCTTGGTTTAAACTTTCATCTGTTGTTAGTTTATCACAAGCAACCTCATGAAGCCAAAGATCCTCCATCACTCCAAAAGCCATATTACAATATCTACACCGATTAATAAATTTTTTCATATCATTTGCTCCCTTCTTCTTTTTGCAAAAATTTTCATGACCAAGAAACCTTCTTAATTCATTGAACCCTTCACCACAATATTGACATTTAAGATAAACTAATTCTCTCATGTTATTTATCTCTCCTATACCACATTTTTCTATCATTTAAGACCTCAGTAATACCAAGGCTTAAGCCTCCCCCCTACCGGTGGGAGAGAGGTGTACCAATTTATTTTCTAATTGTTTTCTAATTATCTGTAACCCATGCACCCAAGAAACCACTACCTGAAGAAACCATCCAACTGGCACAATCTGCTAAAACGATAGGACCACCCAATCCGTGAGATGTCCAATTTTGTTGTAAGGTCATTGCGAAATCTCCCGCTTTAACACCTACGTGACCTGCTCCTGAATTTGTGAACCAAACAATAGCTCCATTAGGCAAAGTGTTCCAAATGTCACGAGAGGCATTATCATCGTTAGGGTTACCGTTTACTTTATACCAACCAGATGGTACTGGGTTATTCCAAATATTTTTAGCATAATCTCCTGATGTATCCAAACCTAAACCAAAAACTTTTTGATTTAACCAACTAATTAAATCAACGCATTGCGCTCCATAATATCCGTCAGTATCAAATGCTTGCCCTTGATTTTCATTACACCAGTCATATATTTTTTTCATTGTTTTTGACTCTTTACCAGCATCAATGCTTGGAGGTTTAGGGTCTTCTTTTGGTGGATTTGTTTGTGCACCATCATCAGTAATTAAACCCAAGTCGCTAGCATTCAACATATCAGATAACTTCTTCTTAAATGAAGATGTGTAACTAATCTTGTAACTATTGTTAAAAGTTCTTTCTATTGTCACGTCGTCATTATAACTTAGTAATGGGCTTCCTTGTATTGTTTGATTATCTAAAGCTTTATTTATTTCATCTAGTATTTTATCAATTGCTTTCTGAATGTCTGGTTTTGGTTTTGGTTTGTTTCCTGATTCGTTAGGGTCTCCTTTAGGGGTATCTGGATTCGGTTTTGCCGTGCTACCCTTTTCAAAAGGGTCTGCTCCAAAAGACTTTATAATATCAATCAATTGGTCGTATGGATTACCAAAATATACAGCTGGGGGCGCAGCCCCTTGGTTCGCTAAACACCATTGGGAACCGAAAATCCAAGCATTACCAGCCATTGTAGACGGTATGAAATAAGAACCTATAGAACCATCAGGAACAGCGTTATATACTTGCATAGTTAAACCTTGACTATCTTCTGTATAAGCACCACCGACTTCTGGAGCACTCATAGCGGGAGGAAAATGACGGTCAAATGTTGTTTTTACATATTCAATATCATCTATCAAACACCCCATACCAGTGTCGCTTGTATCACTCATATAATGATTCACCCAATTACCAGCTCCACCACCTTCTGAAACGGTAGTCATTAGAAAGACTAATGAACCCCCAAACTCTTGCTTTAATTTTGGAATATAATCAGAAAGTAAATTTGCTTTTGTTACACCATATGAATTAATAACAGGTCTAGCTCCCGGCTGAATCATAAACCATTGGGCTATTGTTTCATCGCTAACACCAAAATCATATCCAAAAGGTTGACTTAAAAAGGCTTGGTATTGTTCTGTGGTATAAGTTTTATAGCTAGGCATTATAAATCACCTTCCATGATGAAATAAGTATAAAAAGCAAACACATCCAAGAAAACTACAACTAAAGGAACTATAATTGTTGAACTGTTAAAATTATTTCCAGTTACATCAGAATAAATTACAATAATTGTAAGTACATTCATTATAATCATTAGTAACCAAATAAATGTTTTAATAAGATTCATTATTTTACACCCTTTCTTATTTCTGCCTTCGTTCCAACTTTACGCCATTGGTAACCACGATATTCTAGTTTTTCGTTGTTAGCTACACATTCAACTAGTTTTGGGTTAAATCCAGCTGTTTTAAGCTCACTATGTCCTAAGAATGATACTTTATATCCATCAGGTCTCAAAGCTTCGTAAACGTTAGATATGGAGTAAATAACGTTATTTCTAGCTGAAATCCATTCAAGATTAGATACATGGTTATTATCTTTGTTTTCGTCAATGTGGTTCACATATTCTAAATTCGCCGGGTTAGGAATAAAGGCTTGTGCAACCAAGCGATGAATATAGAATTGTTTTGTTTTTCCGTTATTTGATAACATTACTTTTTTATATCCTTGGTTGTGACTACGTTCTTTCAATTTTCGATGTGTTTTAATATTTAATATCTCCCCTTTAATGTTTACGGCGTAGTTAGGGAAATCTGGTATAATTCTCCATTCAACAATGTTCATTTTAAAGGGTCCTCCCATGTTAATAGTTCTGCTAGATGGTCTAAAAAAGCATTATAAGAAATTCCTAAATTTTTAGCCATTTGTCTTTCTTTAATTACAGTTGGATTATAAATACCTTTCTGACATAGATAGGCATTATTACCCACCACTTTATTGAATGGTGCATGATACTGTGAACAAATTCTCTTAACGCAATTCCAATACTCATTTAAAAATTCTTCTCTTGTTAATTCCATTTAAAGTTCCTCCAATTTCTTTGTAATCATGTTGTATAAGTCATGACTTGTTTCTCTAAAACATTTATAAAACTCAATTCTAGCACCTGTCATATCATAAGCCATTACAATGAAAATATCAAAATCATTTGTTCTTTCGTTATACACCTGAATTTCATAATAGTTTAATTCCATTGAATTGGTACCTCCGTGCATCTAACGAATTTGACAAATGAATAATCTTGATATATATCTAACCATTTATGTTGTACCTCGCTAGTTGATTCTCCTTCGTAATACAGTGAATTTTCTTCGACTGTACCGTTTTTATAAATTAGTAAATAATCTACCTTATAAATTCTTGGTTTTAAATTACATTCTTTTTCTCTTAACATTATGCTTCTACCTCCGTTACTTTTCCATACATTTCTAATGTGCTTCTTTCAATACTTACAAATTTTACAAAGCTTACTCTTGGATCTCTTGGTTTATAAAGATAAACATTGTAGTTTAAATCGATAAAATAGTGCCCTTCTGCTTCTTCTCTTAAAAATGATAATAACATGATTAATTCCTCCCTTAACCTTATGAAATAAGTATATAATATATATATCTAATTATCAATTAATTTTCAATTAGAATTTGGTTAATTTCTCGTGAATCTACAACTAAATCCCAAATATCTTTACTTGTTTCTTCATATTCGTATTGCCAAAGATCTTTTATAGCCAAGGTTCCTAAGTCACTTTCTAAATAAAGAATGTCGCTATCATCTTCATCTTTCAATTCTTCTCTAGCTAAATCAATCATTTTAATAAATTCTTTTTCATCTTCTGGTAGATAAAATTCTGGATAGGTGTTTCCTACATCTAATTCAGTAACTGAATCATAAATTACTACTGTCCCCTCATGTGTGTAGATCCCTCGTTTGTTTGCAACTTTAGCACCCTTTGAAAATTGGGTTTCTATAAATTTCTCGAAACTCATGTTATTATCAAAACTATCTAAAGGTACTCCACCACAACGAAATTGGATTTCATTTTCTGCATAATAAGCGTATTTTTTGTGATTCAAAACATAAAACTTTTCAATTGTTTCATGTTCAACATCCCAACTACCTAAATTTGCTGGGTGGAACATTTCTTTTGGTAGCTTATTGAAACACTCCTTAATCATATAAAGGCTATCTGTATCACAATAAACAAACCATTTATCTATTTCTTTACCTGTTAAATATTTAAAAGGTTGTGTTAAACGCCATAAAGCCCCTCCGGTTGTAAAAACAGAAGTTAGAGCGTTCCTTTCTGTATTATGAAAGGCATTTCTTTCTAAGTGTAATTCGTTATCATCGTCACGATAACCGATAGAATAAGTTGGTCTAAGAGCTGGTGCCCCATAAATACCGTTTAAATTAACTTTTGAAATATCTATCTCTGGTTTTGTAAATACTCTTTCACTTGGTTTGTCTGTGAAAATAATTTTTGTTGGGTTGTTATCTTTAAATTCTACCAATGTTTTTGATTTTCCTTGTGTTTTTGTGTAGTAGAACTCAATTAATTTTTCGATCCCTCCAAAAGGTTTTACGCTAAATTTGTACCACTGTTCAACTGTTAATCGTTTAATATTTAAATTAAAATTCTCTTTTAACATTTTGAATGTCCAACTTGTTAAATAAACATCTTCATCTTCAACAGTTCTGAAATATTTTACCAACATTTGTCTTCCGACTCTAGTATCTAATTGAGACATTATTCTATTGAATGTTGTTTTTTTCACTCGATATAACATGAACTGTTTATCTATCTCAGTGTTAATATCTACCGTTTCTTTTTCTTCACAATAATCAATTAAAACGTGAGGTAAAGCAAATTCGTACATAATAGATGGGTAAGAACTGTTTATGTCAAAACTTATCATCTCTTCCGTGATTAGTTTAGCTAAATAGTCCTGATTGTAGAAGTTTAATCCTCCTTTATAAAATTTTTGAATGATTGTTGCGAAGTTTTCGCCATTAACGGAATAATCACTGTAATTAATTGAATGAGTTTTTGTTTTAACACCCTCTTTGGTAATTACTTTACCTAGAATCTGATACCTTGCTAAATTATTAACAGTGTAAGCATTAATAATGTTTTGTGTTTTTGTTGCTTTTTTGAAATCAAAACCCATAAATACGCTAGAAAAATTCATTCTCAAACTTGAAAGAATAATTGTGTCATTTTGGATATAAGTCCATTCTTCTTCTGAAAGTTGATAGTAAAGATCCATAGCTACTTTTTGAGCTTTTTCATCGGACATGTTTTCTTGATAGTGATATTTTTCATAATCAAACGTTGTTTTTAATTGTTCTTTCGTTAAAAATCCTCCTGCTTCTAACATAGTGCCACAAACAGCCAATGAACAACCTGTTTTCATTACAGTGTCCTCTACTTCTATAATAACATCTCTAACTTTACCAGAAAAAGATAAGTGACTAATACCTTTAACACGTTTTTCTAAAATATAGTTATTTTCTTGTTCTTTTAAAGACATATGAGAAGCCACCTTTTGAGTGACTTCACTTTTTTCGTCCTGCATGTTGTAATAATCGGCGTTGTAAACATCATGAATCATTTTAGCAATAAAGTGGTTATCGAACTTGTTACCATTGTGTAAATACATTTTAAGTCGTTTGTTGTTTGGTTCACCTTTTTTCTTATTACAGTGTTTTGCATAATAATGATAAGCATCAAAGAAATATCTGAAATCTGGAAAAGCTACAGTGTAGATAACTCCTTTTTCATGCCAGCTAGCACAAAAAGTAAACATTCTTGACTTCATTCTTTTGGGTGCTTGTTTCTGCCAAACCATATTATAAGAAAATGTTTCAATGTCACAATCAAATTGGTGTATTTTACGTTGTTTTACGTATCTTTCAAAATCTTCGAATGTTGTTCCATCTAACCATTTCGCGTGTTCTAGTAATGCATTCATGCGTAAAAACTCCTAACTGAAAAATCTTTTGTATATTGCTTTTAATGTTTGTTCTTCGTAAACTTGTTTGTATTCCTTTTCAACTCTCTCTGGAACTGTTAGAGGATGTTGTGCTCTATATTCGCTAACACAACGCCAAATTTTCAATTGAATCAATTGAGGGTCTCTTGTTAATAATGTTTTTGTGTAAGCATTGTCGTACCAATATTTTCCTTTCTCGTGATATTTGTAGTGACTTTCTTTATAATAAGTTTCTTTTAAGTAAGTAGCTTCAGGTTTAATGTCTGCGACTTCTGTACAGTAATCATATTCTTTAGAGTTAACCTTATAAGATAATAAGGTCTCTTTTGTTACCAGATTAAACATTACTTTAAGAAATCCAGTTTCTAATTTAATAAAGAAATAATTGAATCCGCCTTGTCGTATTATTGTTCTAACAGCATCGTTAGCGATATGGGTATTGTTAAAAGTAAAGTCCCCTGTTTGAGCTGGGTTGTCTAAATGTTTTAAAGCTCTACTGTTACGTTTAGCGTTCTGGTTTTCATTGCGAAACATTTCTAGGTAAACCATATCATAACAAGCTCCTGTGTTAATTGGGTGTGTTTCTAACACATTATAAATATCTAATAAACCCATCAAAGGACTTGCAAAGTTTTCGGGGTTACCTAGTAGAAATACTTTAGGGCTACCGATAATAGGTAGTGGTTCATCCTCACGGTCAATTGTTGTATAAATACGAGCGAAATGTAATTCTTCTTGTGGAACATAGTCTGTTTCTAAAGTAATAAATTCATCATAAACCAAAATGGGGAATTTCTTCAAAAAAGCTGAATAGTTTTTTAAGTCGGTACTCTTATTAATGTCTGCAATTGTTGCTATTACCTTTCCGTCGTATTCGACGTTTGTATAAGAATCTCCTCTTTCGAAGTCTAATAATTTAACATCAAAATACGGCATAACGTCAAATATCTCCCAAAGTAGCTCCATGTACGATTGCCTCATAGTAAAATGTCGAACCAACAAACACATTTTTAAATTAAACTCAATAGATATAGCTGCTAAGGCTCCTATATAGTTGAAGCTTTTACCATCGGTTCGTGATGAGATAGAAACAATGTAATCAATGTCTTTATTTGTTAACATATCCAACCCAGCCACTTGGTTAAAGTCTTTCGGGATATTTTCTTTTCTAAATTTGTCAATAAACTGTAATAACTTTTCTTCTGGTGTTTTTTTAAAAGGATTCTTAACCATTGTAACCCTCCTGATAAGCTATAATTGAAAATCGACGGTTTTTATCTTTCTTTGTTTGACTTTCAAATTTTTGAGCATATTCAACAACTACGAGCATGAGATTTGGAATTGATGTAGCATTTTGGGCTATTTTGTCACCAATATATCGCTTGGTACTGGCTAGTTTATGCTGGTTTACCTCTGAAAGACTCATTGAGAAATAATTGATTAACGTATCTAAAGCTCTTGACCACGTTCCCTCTACTAGGTTCATCGCTTCATTTAATGAGATAGCACCCATTTTAGGGAATCTGTCACCACGTTGTTGTGTAACGAAGTGCAGTCTATCTAACTTAGCTTGAGCCTCGTCAGCAATATCACCATATAACTGTTTATTAAAGGTGAATTTGTATTTTAGTTTTGACTTAGATTTCATTTTGTTTCCTCCTTAAGCTTCTGTTATTTTAACTACTTTCCATTCTCCTTTTTCTTTCTCCATTTCTAAAAACATATTAAAACTGTTGACATCTAATTCGGCTAATTCTTTCGACTCGTAATTAAACGGGTTTATTTCTACATATTTACCATTAATTAATCTTGCTAAATAATACATTTTGTTCCCTCCTATGCTAAACCTAATGCTAATAAAATTGCTAAAATGATTGGTATTAAACCGCAACCAATGGTAAATCCTAAAAATCGTGCAAAAGATTGTTTATCTCTTAAATCCTCAATTGGTTTATTTGAATACTCTACTACTTTAACCTTTTTTGCTGTCATGATTGAATCTGGAAATTCTTCATAGGCATTTATGAAAGCTTGTTCCTCATTTAATGCATAACCTTCCCAGTGTCCATCAAAATGTTTACCAGTAATATGCACATCATAGTAATGGTATTCATTCAATTCATTTTGTAGGTATTCAATACGTTTTTGTGTTTCGTATGGTGTCATTTTGTTTCCTCCTTATTTCTAGACATTAATAATAAAATTACAATACTAATAAAGAATTTAAAATCATGTAAACCTAACCATGAATGAATTCCTGTGATTATTGAAAATACTAAAGCAAAAAGTAATAAATAAAGACATACAGCTACCAATTTTTCTAATAACGATAAATCTCTCATTGTTGTAACCTCCTGATATATATATTATTTAATATTTAAAAGAAAAGGGAGCAAAGCTCCCGAGTTCTTAGAATGGTACATCTGATGTTTTTTCTTCTTTTTTAGAAGTTTCGATAAATTCGAAACGATCAACAATTACCTCTGTTGTGTAGATTTTTTTACCTTCTTTGTTTTGGTAAGATCCTGTTTGAATGTGTCCTTGAATTAGAACTCGTTCACCTTTTTTAATGTGTTTACCCATTGTTTCAGCTGTTTTGTTGAATGCTGTAATATTAATGAAGTCTACGCCTTCTTTTGGTCGATTGATTGCTAGTGAAGTGCGAGCGATTAAAGTTCCGTTTTGTGCTTTTGTTCCTTCGAAGTCTTTTGTGATACGTCCTAATAATGTTACTGAATTCATAATAAATTCTCCTCTACTGTTTAAATTATTTTTTGTAGTATCCTTACTACTCTTATAGTATATCAATTAGTGTTTATTTTGTCAATAGTTTTTTAACTTCAAAATCAATTTCTTTTTGTTTATCTTCTAAAAGAATTTCAATATCTTTTACTTTTGAATCTAAGTATTCTAATTCTTTAATATATTCGTCTTTTTGTTTAATTTTATCTGCTAAACGTAATACGATTTCTTCCTCGTATTCTGTTAGTTCTGATTTTGGTTCTACTTTTTTGATCTCTTTTTTGCTGATTAAGTTGGCTATCCCATATTCTCCTATTCTAACATCGTAATTGTTAACTTCTTTTATAATAGCTCTATCACCTTTTTCAAATAAATTAAACTTGTCTTTGATAGCCCATGATTTATTTTCTAAAACCTCTACTAAATCTCCTACTTTAAATTCTTGCATTTTATTTTCCTCCTTAACTATTTCTAATTTTGCGTTAAACAGTTCTTTTTTACTTAAGAAATCTAAAATAGCATCTTCATGCCAGTTATAACCAGTTTCATCTGTAATGTAAATCAATCCATTATCGTGTTTTTTTATTTTATATGTCTTTCCTACTTCCCACCAGTTTTTCTTAGTTGTTGAAAAGCATTTTAATTTCATTCCTGCTTGCAATTCTCCTTTGTTATACTTCATGTTGTTTTCCTCCTTAAATGTATTCGATTTGGTATGGTAGAAAAGGAACTACTTCTTCAAAATACTTAACATTGATAAAACCGAAATTTGTACTAACAATTTCTAATTCTGTACCATACGCAATACCTTTCTCAATGTCTAATAGTGTTGGTTTGATAATTCTTACTTTCATGTTTGTTTCCTCACTTAACTTTCTATACTAAGTATACAATATATATATCTAATTGTCAATTAAAGTTTGATTAAAGTTTAATGATATTTATATGTGAATCAAATTAGAATGTATTTGTCAATAAT